TATTAATATTATTCAAATATAGCATTTTTCTGTACAAATATCATATAAATTTAACAACTATATATGTACATTACCGTGGAGGGATGATGGCAGACGATAGTATGAAAGACATGATGCAACGACTTAGAAAGATATCTATGTCAGAAGCTCTTGATCCAGATGCAACAGATATGATGGGTTCTAGTGATATATTAGGAAGAGAAGCTGATGATAATATAGCTAGAGAAGCTGCTGAGGCTAAGTTTGGTAAAACAATATCTAAAGCTGATTTCCAAGATAATGTAGCTAAGAATAAAGCATTAAGAGGTAAAGAGTTAATGGATAAGGCTTTATCTAGAGGTAAGACTACAAGATGGCTACCTTCTATAGAAGATGCTGGAGATACTACTAAAGAAGTAAAAAGGAATATACTAAAGAAGTTAGGATCTAAAGCTGGTGGTAGTATGTTAAAGAGAGCTGCTGGTTTAGCTATTGGTGGACCTCTTATGTTAGCATCTGAAGCGGCTGATGCTGCTGAGTCTGGTCCTGCTGAAGGAAGTATAGATAGCATTATTGAAGGTACTGAGTATACTCCAGAGCAGAAACAAAGATTGAAAGCTGGACATGATACTGGAAAAAGAATAAGAGAAGATAAGGGATACATGGACGATGTTAAATCCATGAGAGATAAGGTTAATAGTATCATAGCTAAAGATAACGAGGCAGATCAAGCTAACCTTACTGAAGATACTGCTACAGATAGAGCTATGCAGAAGATAGATCCTAGAGAGCAGATGAAAATATTAAAACAAATGAGAGACGCTAATAGGAGAAAGTAATGTCAGCAATAGATGTTAAAGCTATTAGTCCAATATTAAAAAAGGTCCAAGATGGATCGCAGACAAAAACCCAAAAAAAGGAGAGGTTCTCTAGAATTAGAGAAGCATTAAAAAGAAGAGCAAAACCGAACAACAAGAAATAATAGCATACCCATACTGGATTGCTAGATATTCTTTATAAAGGAGAGACATGAATAAGTTTATCGAAGCACTACCATTTGTGCTGTTATTAGCACTAGTACCATTTTTCTATTACAATTCCCCAAACATTGCACAGTCGATTATTATAGTAGCAGTATCTGCTTTATGTGGATATAGGTATTACTTACTTAATCAAGAGAAGCCTGATTATGCTAAGATCTTTAAAAATGAGATCATTGCTGTTGAAAGGGAGATTGTTAAACTTAACCAAAACTACGGTAAGTTAACTATCCACGATATTAACAAAAAGAAAGAAGAGAGTAAATTTCACTTCTAGGGAGTTGTTATGGAGATAGAAGATTGTGAGAAGATAATAAGAGATTTTATAAATAGAGAGGACTTCGAGAAGTGCGACCTATTCGACATACCACAGAGTTTCGTAGAAGCTAGTGAAATTCTAGGATTCGACAGGACTGATGAAATAATCAAGGAATGTTTAGATGGATGAATTAATTATAATGGAACTTGAGATGGAACTTAAAGCTTTGAGGAAAGAACTGTCTCAAGCGGAGAAAGAAAATAAAGAACTTAGAGCTGTTATCGAAGAGAACGGTCTTGAAGAAGAGATTGGTCAGACTAAAAGTATTACTCCAGAAGAGGAGATATGTATCTTAGGCATTGAACAGATATTAGATGCTGTTAAGAATAAGATAGCTGATAAGACTGATATACAGAATTACGACATACTACATAGAAACCTCAGAATGATCAAAGGCTTTAGTAACGATTCTAAAAAGAAAGTTAAGAAAGCTGACGTTAAGGATCTACTGAAGATAGTTGAAGGTAAGAAGTAATGGCTAAGAAAATGACCGAAGAAGAAGCAATTGACGCTCTTTGGAGGGAAGGTATACTTTCTTGGAAACTTAAGGGTAATCAAAAAGAAATCTATAAACATTTCAACAATACTGGTGATGATATATCTGCATGTCTGATATCCAGACAGTATGGTAAGTCGTATACTCTATGTGTTATGGCAATTGAAACCTGCTTACTAAAACCCGGAGCTATTGTAAAATATGCATGTCCTCAACAGAAAATGGTTGAGAGGGTTATAAAGCCTAGAATACGTGAGATCATAGCTAACTGTCCGGAGGATATGAAACCGGAGTGGAAGACTCAAGAGAAGGTGTGGCTATTTCCTAATGGATCTGAAATACAAGTCGCAGGTACAGATAATGGAAACTACGATAACCTCCGTGGGGGATCGGCTGATTTATGTATATGTGATGAGGCAGGATTTATGGATGAGCTAGAGACTGTAGTATATTCAGTACTTGCCCCTACTACCGATACAACTGGTGGTAAAATATATTTAGCATCCACACCAAACGACAAAGATCCGAACCATGACTTTCATGAGTTCTTTGTGAACCCTCTAGAAGCTGCTGGAAAGCTTTTAAAGTTTGACTACACTACATCGCCTATGGTTTCTGAAGAGCAGAGAGCTAGGATTGTAGCTAGGTATCCGGGTGGAGAGAAGAATGTCAAATTTAGATGCGAGTATTTGTGTGAGATTCCAAATGTATCTGAAGCCAACGTAGTCCCAGAATTTGCGGCCGTAGAAGAGTCCGTAGTTAAGGATATGGAAGTTCCAGATTATTGTGAGTTCTATACCTCTGGAGATGTTGGATTTCACGATCTAACTGTATTCTTATTCTCGTACTATGATAAGAAGCTCAATAAGCTAGTAATTACAGATGAATACGTTATTAATGGTCCAGAACTAACAACGGACAAATTACATAAAGAAATAATGGTTAAAGAAGAGATGAGGTTTGTTACGGCCCTCGGAGATAAGCAGAAGCCTTATTTAAGAGTAATGGATAATGACCTTAAGCTTATAAACGATTTATCTAGGTTTTATGGTATGAACTTCATGCCTACTGAAAAACATAATAAAGAGCAAGCTGTTGATACTGTAAGAAGATGGGTAGAATCTGAAAGGATCATAATACACCCAAGATGTAAGAATCTTATATACCATCTTAAATATACTCAATGGCACTATACTAAACAAGGAACATTTACAGGTAAATTCAAGCATTTGAAAGGAAACGACTCTGCTGGACTATTAAGATCACATGGAGATGCTTTAGATGCGCTTATATACTTAGTTAGGAACGTAAGATTAGGTACAAACCCGTTTCCAGAGAACTATGGACTAGATATTAACAAAAATACCTTCATGAGTCCTAAATTTAAGACTAAAAACGCCTCACAAGCGGCTGATTTCATTAAGAAACTGCTAAAACTTGAAAAAAAATAGCTAGAAGTGTATAAAATTTAACAACTATATATGAAGGTACTAAAAAAGGACTATTATTATGGAAGCTAAAGTATGTAGTATTTGTAAAGAAGAAAAAGGCATATTAGAGTTTCATAAACTAAAAAGTGGTAAATATGGAAGAGAGTCTAGATGTAAAGAATGTTCTAAAGCAGACAAAAAAGCATATTATCAAAAAAATAAAGAAGTTATAATAAAAAAGAATTTAGAGTATCAAAAGACTAACCCAGATATTGTTAACAGATCTAGCAAGAAATGGAGAGATAACAATAAAGAAAAACAAGCTTATTTGACCAAAGAATGGTCGAAACAAAACAGAGGAAGTATAAATAACAACTGTGCTAAAAGGAGATCTTTAAAATTAAAAGCAACTCCTGATTGGTCTGAATGTGAGAAGATAAAAAAGGTTTACATAGGTGCTAGGAAACTAGAAGAATTAACTGGTTTAAAATACCACGTAGATCATATAGTGCCACTACAAGGTAAAGATGTTTGTGGGCTCCACGTTTGGGAAAATCTACAGGTGTTAGAAGCAAGTTTAAATATTAAGAAAGGAAATAGACATGAGTAGAGAGAAATACTTCGCTGCTGAGAAAGCGGATAAATGCGTAGAAACATTGATCGGAAAGTCACAACACTGGTTTAAAGGTGTTATGGATACGGATTATATTGACAAGATCAAAAGGTCTTGGAAAGCTTATTACGGTCAATACTATGGTAAGGGTCATTTCTTATCTACAGGCGGAGAACAAGGTGAACTTGTAAACTTAGCCGTAAATCACTATAGAAATTTAGCACGACATATTCACGTTATGGTAACAAGCACACGACCTAGCTTCCAGTGTAGAGCTATCAATACAGATAGAAAATCACTACTACAAGCTGAACTCGGAAATGGACTTCTGGACTATTACATGCGTGAAATGAAGCTTGAGACAATCATAAAGAAGGCCGTAGAGTACGCCATTGTTCTGGGTTCAGGATACATTAAATTAGAGTGGAATAGTACCAAAGGCAAGATTTATGACTATGTTGACGTTGATGAAGAAGACATCCACGACTATGATGAAGACGGAGAACCTTTAGGAGAGAAGGGTGAAACACTCAAACCTTTTCCTATTTATGAAGGAGATGTAGAATTTACATTACTCTCACCATTTGACGTAGTATTTGATGTTACGAAAGAAGATTATATGAAGAACGATTGGGTTCTTTGTAGATCATTTATTAACAAGTTCGATTTAGCTGCCAAGTACCCAGAACTTGCAGAAGAACTGTTAAGCCAAGACACAAAAGATAAACAAGAAAAAAGAAGTAGGAGAGTTCTTTCGCACCCGATTGAACAAACCGAAGATATCCCAGTTTATGAATTTTTTCATAAGCGAACAGAGTCAATGCCTAATGGACGTTATGTTCTTTATGCTGACGCTGATGCTATCATGGAAGATACCGTAATGCCGTATAGAGACTTGCCAGTGCATCGAATTACTCCAAGTGAAATTATGGGAACACCATATGGCTATACAGACATGTTTGATTTGTTACCACTTCAAGATATGCTGAATAGTCTCTATTCTACGGCTGCAACAAATGTTAACGCATTTGGTGTTGTAAACATTCTAAACCCAAGAGGAAACGGAGTTTCTGTTGAACAGGTTTCAGAAGGTATGAACTTTATTGAATACGATCCGGGAATGGGTAAACCAGAACCTCTAGATTTAGTAAAGACATCTCCAGAAGTATATCAACTGATGTCACTTCTTGAGAAAACTATGGAAACACTTTCTGGTGTAAACTCTGTTGCAAGAGGTAATCCAGAACAATCATTAAGATCAGGTAACGCATTAGCATTAGTACAGTCACAAGCATTACAGTTTGTATCTGGACTTCAGCAATCTTATATTCAATTATTAGAAAGCGTTGGAACTGGACTAATTAACTTATTAAAAGACTTTGCAAATGTTCCTAGAATTGCTGCAATTTCCGGACTAAATAACTCGACCGAAATGAAAGAGTTTAAGTCAGACGATATTAAATCTATTAACAGAGTTGTTGTTGATGTTGGAAACGCATTAATGCAAACTACTGCAGGTCGTGCTCAAGTAGCAGAGAACCTTTTACAGATGGGACTTATTGATAGTCCTGAGAAATATTTAATGGTTATGAATACTGGTAATCTTGACTACTTAACTGAAGGTAAGATGGACGAGATGATGACTATTAAAGGTGAGAACGAAGCTCTAGTAAGAGATGAAGAAGTTATCGCTATATTCTCTGACCATCACTCATTACATATTAAAGAACATAGATCAGTACTTTCTGACTATATGCTAAGAAGAGATCCGGAACTAGTTCAATCGGTACTAGATCATATTCAAGAACATATTAATTTATTACAGACTACTGATCCGAATATTTTATCTATCATAGGAGAGCAACCACTAGCTCCACCTCCGCAACAGCCGGGTGGACCTCAAGGTAACGCTCCTGCTCCACAACAACCAGCAGGAACTAATATGCCTGATGGTGGACCAGCTCAGATGATGGACCCTAATTTAGGACCACAGAACTTACCACAACCAGCTCAACCTGCTGGAGTAAGCGATGGTACACTACCTCCTCAGCCAACTAATCCAGCCGAACTTATGGCTAAGAACAGTGGCGGTAGCTAATGGCTGGAAACAGGATTAGATACGTCGATCATCCGACTAAAGATAATTGCATTATTTCATTGAACCAGTATGTATCAGAACGTACTGGTGCTAAATATAAAATAGTACTTAACCTTGAAGAGATGATCTATGGTATCAGAAACGAAAGAACAAAAGAATTTGTTTTTAAAAGTAAACAATATACAAATCTAAATGTTTTAAAAAGAACAGCAAGATCTAAGTTAGAATCTTTCGGAGTAAATTTAAAAAGAGAATCTAGAGACAGGACTTTTGGTATCTGCTCTAAAGATTATACTCAAGAGAAACACGAAAAAAACTAAACTCCTACCAATAAAGGCGGAGTATTTTACTACATATAAAAACTAGTAAAGGAGACATTTATGAGTGAAGAAATCGCAGCAGTGGAATCTGTTGAAGAAGAAGTATCTACAGAAGAAAATCAATCAGAAGAAATTCAAGCATCAGAAGAATCAAGTATAGAAGCTTCTAGTGAAGAAGGTGTTCAAGCTGAAACTGAAGAAGAGTTAAAAGCTGAAGTAGAACAAGCAATTGAAGAAGGTGCTTCTGAAGAAGAAGTTAAAGAAATGCTTAGAGAGTTTACACTTAAAGTAAACGGTAAAGAGTATAAGCGTCAGATTGACCTTAATGATGAAGAAGGACTTCAGAAAGAGCTTCAAATGGCTTTAGCTGGTCGTCAGGCTATGCAACACTTAGCAGAGTCTCAGAAAGCTCATAAAGGCGATATTGAGCGTCTTAAATCAGATACAGCAGCAGTATTACAAGAGTTAGATATTGACCCTGTTACATTTGCAGCTCAAGTAATTGAGAATCATTTAGCTCAAAATGCTAAATCTCCAGAGCAAATTGAACAAGAGCAAAGAGCTTCTGAAATCCAAAAGATGAGAGAAGAGAACGAAAGACTTAAGAAAGATGCTGAAGAAAGAACAAGAAACGCTGAAATGGCTAAAGTTGAGAAAGAGATCGAAACTGATATTTTAGGTGCTCTAGAAGGTGATAAAGAACTTCCAGCTAATCCAGAAGTAATTGCTATGGTAGCAGATAATATGCTATGGGCTATGCAGAACGGATGGGAAGATGTTACAGCTAAGGATGTACTTCCGACTGTTAAACAAGAGCTTCAGAACAAGTTCAGAACTATTGCAGGATCTTTAAAGTCTACATCTGCTCTAAAAGCACTATTAGGTGACGATATTCTTAATAACTTAAGAGAAGAAAGAGTACAACAAGCTCAGAAGCAAGTTAAGACTATAAATAACATCAAACAAGGGTCTGTACCTGAATCTAAAGAAGAAAAACCGTCTAAAAAGATGAGTTTGAAAGATTTTATGGGTATGTAAGACATTGATATTATTGAAATATTGAATT